CGGCAAGCGGCATCATTGTTAACCTAGTGTTATAAGTTACGTTGCGATAATTTGATAAAGGGTTATAAACAACATCTGGGACTCCAACGTCATCCAGATGTCCTGGTTTGGTCATAGCCATGTTATACTATCCTTTTGATATCGCCAGGCGAAAGAACTCTAATTTGCATACCTGATTTTAAATCTCTAATTGGATCTTGAATTTGGTTTCTGTTTAACAAAGCAATTACCCACCAATACTTGCTGTTACCGTATAGGTTATAGCTCAACAGATCCATTCTGTGTTCATGCCTTGGCTCCACAGTTATGTATTCTGGTGCTCTACCATCTAGTAACTCAGTTGCTGTTGGAAAATTTGCAAGATCTAAATAGAAATCTGTAATTTCTGTTTGTGCATATTGATTATTACCAGTTATCATACATAGCCCCTTCCAAGTAAATCACCGCTAACAAATTTGCCAAGTGTGTATTCTTTGACTGCTTCAATGATGTTAACCTGAATAATCAACGACACACTCATTTCAAACAAGACCGGGATGGCTTGTTTACCATTGAACATGTCTGTTGAAATATAATCTACGTCATTGGGGAAATCATACTGGAATGTTTTTACAACTACAGGAGTGTTGTTGTACAATCCAAAAGCATTTAATCTGCCAATAGGTGGAGGCGTACCTTTTTTAGGATCATTCCGACCATAGTACATACTTGTTGCACTTCTTAATAAGTGAATTGCATTTAATGTGCGCTTGGCTTCTTCTTCATCTCTACTAAACCACTGCCCTGCTATTGTAACTGTAGGTGTACTTCTATTACCAAACGCACTAGGCTGATAGTTTGTGTGTTGTAATTCCCAGGTACTATAGTTTACTTCGATGGTTTGACTAATCTTAGGAGTACTAGGCCATGTTATAGTATTTTTTGTGCCTTTAGTTGTTGACCTAGGATCGCTGTTGGCATTCATACGGCCACTAGCATCTGTCATATTTTCAAATGCTTTAAATGTTATTGTCACTGGATCTGATATATTTGCCATTGTGTTATCCTAACTTCTTATCGAAGATTTTTTTAATTCTGTTGAGAATACTATCGTTGGCATCTGGGTACAATTCTTGTAAAATGCTCAATCGTCCAGCGTCAGTTGCTGAACGGTATAAATTTCTAATGGCGCTGGCGCTGTTAACGGTACTGCCTGCAATTTTAAATTGGATATCAGGCACTGGATAAATGTATCCATGTCCTGCACGTTGTCCATCGGGTGTTTTGTTACTATCAAACGGCATTGGACTTTTTCCTGTCCATGGCTGAAAATAACTTGGTGTTCCATCTTTAAGAGGTGTAAATGCAAACCTAGGATCTGACGCCATATCTTTTTTTCCTACACCAAACACAAGCACATCTCTGCTTGGATCAAGTCCCAACTTTGCAGGAAGATTTCTAGGCGAGTACGGAACTGTTTCTTCAACAACATGGCCAGCTGGTACACCTGCGGCTTGCATCATAATTTCCTTTTCCTGAAATGTAAAAGGACTGCTTTCTGGCTCTACCTTGCTACTCGTAGTGACGTAAGTATTGTTGATGCCAAACTTTGAGGCCAGTTCTTGAAACACACCAGCGTGTCCATGATGAAACGGGTGGAAGCGGCCTGCATATACAGCAACTACTCGAGGTTTAAGGTCAGTGATCTTCATTGATAATTCTCCAAGTGTATTTACCGATTCAATTAAGTACCCACTTTACCGTTGACAATGGTAAAACAATATGCTATACTAAACGGAAGGAGTTAACTACGTGACTGAAGAAAAAACAAAAACCGTATATCTTAAAAATAAAGATATCTTAGCCGAGATCCATCGCAGTAAGATGACATACTGCTGGTATGAAAGTCCAGAATTTCAACAATACGATTACATTGTTTCGGATTTAAAAAGCTTTCATAACCGCAAAACTAAAGCTTGCCCCGAAGGTGCCATTAATCTAGCAAAAGAAGCTCGTGGCGCAAGATTGCAACAACAAGCACACCAAAAAGCTCTTGCAGAATGGGAAGCCGCAGGCGGTAAAGCAAGTACAAAGCCCAAAGCAGACGAGTTTGAAGTTACTTTAAAGAAAATCCCTGTTACAGATTTAGTTGTACGTCTAATGACATGGGACCATATCCCACTAGAGCCGGGTCGTAAAAATAATCCAAAAAGTCTAGCCGATCATCGCTCTAAGGTAAACTTTCCACCATTCAAACACTTTGTTCAAAACGATGATGGAACATGGCGAGAGGTTCTACGTAGTCATTGGAAAGGTGATTTAATCAAAGGATCATTTGATGTGGATCATGGACAGATTACAAATCGCTTAGGCGCAATGTTCTTAAAGCTATGTGAGCGTTATAGCCTACGTTCCAACTGGCGTGGCTACTCTTATGTAGATGAAATGCGTGGACAAGCATTGATTCAGCTAACGCAGATTGCACTTCAGTTTGATGAAGGCAAGTCGCAGAACCCATTCGCTTATTATACTGCCGCAGTTACAAACTCCTTCACTCGTGTACTAAACGTAGAAAAACGTCAACGTGATATTCGCGATGACATGTTACAAGAGTCAGGTCAGATGCCAAGCTGGACACGCCAAATGGAACATCAGCAAGCTCACGTTGCAGAAATAGAAAGACTCAATGCTCTCAAAGACGCAGAAGTAATTGGGGAGAACTTAGAAGAGATTTTAGTTGAAGATAGCGAGCCAGCAAATGACTAATCCATTCCGCGATCAAGAAAAGTTTATGCGAGCATGTGATCAAAAAGTTGATGCATACTCCATTTCACAATATAAGATGTATCTAAAGCTAATAGAAGAAGAACATCAAGAGTTAAAAGAGGCTGTAGAAGCTAACGACTTAACTGAACAATTGGATGCACTAGTTGATATACTAGTTGTTACCATTGGTGCAATTCACTCAGCTGGGTTTGATGGTGAAGGCGCTTGGAAAGAAGTAATGCAAACTAACTTTGCCAAGATTGATCGGGATACTGGCAAGGTTCGTAAGCGCGAAGATGGAAAAGTATTGAAACCAATTGGATGGACTCCTCCGAATTTGGAGCCCTTCCTTAAAAAGTAAGGAGGTTCAAATGCACGCCGATAGTTTAAAACATCATATCAGTCACTTACAAGACACACATGATAACTTGGATCGTAAGATTCGAGCTATGGAAGAAAGTTATAAAGATAGCTTAACCATTCAGGAACTAAAAAAGAAGAAACTGCATCTCAAAGATGAAATCGAAAGATGTAGACATACACTTGCAGAAATGTTACAATAATTGATGACTAAACCTTTTAATAAAGCCGTATGCTTTACAGATATCCATTTTGGCTTACGCAATAACAGCCGTAGCCACAATGACGATTGCGAAAACTTTATCAAGTGGATGACTGCTGAAGCTAAAAAGGAAGGTGCTGAAACAGCTATCTTCCTTGGCGATTGGCATAACAACCGTTCAAACATCAATGTAAGCACACTAAACTACACTACTTCAAACATCAAGTATCTTTCTGAGAACTTTGAACAAGTGTACATTATTATGGGTAACCATGATTTAGCTTATAGGGAAAAGCGTGAAATTAACAGTTTGCCTTTTGGTGGATATCTAACAAACGTAACACTCATTGATGAAATTACAACCATTGGCGACATGACTATTGTGCCTTGGCTTGTAGGAGATGAGTGGGAAGAAATGAAAAAGTTAAAGAGTCGCTATGTCTTTGGACACTTTGAGCTTCCTAACTTTAAAATGAATGCCATGGTAGAAATGCCAGACCATGGTGGACTTAACGCAGGACACTTTCCCAACCAGGAACTTGTTTTCTCAGGACACTTTCACAAGCGTCAACGCAGAGGCAACATTGTGTACATGGGAAATTGCTTCCCACACAACTATGCTGATGCATGGGATGATGAACGTGGCTGTATGTTTTTAGAGTATGGCGGAGAACCAGATTTTAGAACTTGGCCCGATGCTCCTAAGTTTAGAACACTTACATTGACACAAGCCATCGACCGTCACGCAGAACTGTTTGACAGCCAAACATTTGCTCGTGTTACAATTGACGTAGATATTAGCTATGAAGAAGCCAGCTACGTTAAAGAGCAATGGGTAGAAGCATACAACATGCGCGAACTTAGCCTTATCCCAGGCAAGAAAGAAGAACACGCAACCGAATGGACAGGCGGAGAGATTCAATTTGAATCTGTAGATGCTATTGTGCTTAATCAGATCCAAGCAATTGACTCTGATGTTATTGACAAACAGATCCTTACACACATCTATCAAGGACTTACACATTGATTAAATTTAAGAATCTTACAATCAAGAACTTTATGAGCGTGGGTAATGTTACCCAAGGTTTACGCATGGACCAGTACGGCATGACACTTGTTCTTGGTAACAACCTTGACTTAGGTGGCGACGGTGCTCGCAATGGTGTAGGCAAAACCACAATGGTTAATGCGTTAAGCTACGCTATCTATGGCTCTGCACTAACCAACATCCGCAAAGAAAACTTAATCAATAAGACTAACGCTAAAAACATGTTGGTCACTGTTGAGTTTGAAAAGAATGGCAACAAGTATACCATTGAACGTGGGCGTAAGCCAAACTTGCTTCGCTTCTTTGTTGACGACCATGAAGTGAACGAAGCAAACACTGACGAAGGTGCTGGTGAGAATCGTGTAACACAAGAAGCAATTGAACGTGTCATTGGCATGAGTGCTGAAATGTTCAAGCACCTTGTTGCACTTAACACTTATACACAACCTTTCTTGAGTTTAAAGAGTGGTGAGCAACGTGACATCATTGAGGAACTGCTGGGCATTACACAGCTAAGTGAAAAAGCTGAGATTCTCCGTGAACAAATTAAGTCTAGCAAAGAACAAGTGCGAGATGAAGATGCTCGAATTAAGGCTTTACAAGAAAGCAATGCCCGTGTACAAACTAGCATCGACGATCTTGAACGCAGAAGCCGTGTTTGGGCCACTAAAAAAGTTGATGACATCAAATCATACAACTTGGCAATTGCTGAATTAGAAGGCACAGATATTGAGTCTGAACTTGAAGCGCACAGATCCTTAGTAACTTACAAGGAAAATGAAAGTCGCCTAAAGTTAGCCAATAAAGAATTAGCCACACGACAAAGTAATGTTAAGAAATTACAAGACGCTCTTAATATTGCTCAAAAAAGTCTAGCCGACATCCTTGAACATCGTTGCCCCAGTTGCGGACAGGATGTGCATGATGAGCAACATGATAAAATGAGTGCTAGTTCACGTGAAGCTGTTGAGCTTACAGTTAACGCACTCAAAGAAGAACATGGATTTCTGGCTCATGCCGATATGGCCGTGAGAACAATTGGTGAGCTTGGCGAGCGCCCACGTACAAAGTACGCAAACGTTGAAGATGCCGCGGCTCATAAGAACAATTTAGAAAACATTAAAAAGCAACTTGACGCAAGGTCCGTTGAAGAAGATCCTTATCAAGAGCAAATTGAAGCAATGAAGCAAACTGCTCTTGCAGAGGTTAGCTGGGACGAAATCAACCGTGTGAGTAAACTGCTCGAACACCAGGATTTCTTGCTTAAACTGCTTACAAGTAAAGACTCATTTGTCCGAAAACGCATTATTGAACAGAATCTTGCGTATTTGAATCACAGATTAGGCTATTACTTGGATAAGTTACAATTACCGCATCAAGTTACTTTCAAAAGTGACTTGGAAGTTGACATTAGTCAACTAGGCCAAAGTTTCGATTTTGATAACTTGAGCCGAGGTGAGAGGAATCGATTAATTTTAGCACTAAGCTGGAGTTTTAGAGATGTCTATGAGAGTTTTACTGAGCCAATGAACTTGATGTTCATTGATGAGTTAGTAGATTCTGGAATGGATAGTGTGGGCATTGAGAATTCAATGTCAGTTTTGAAAGCTATGGGTAGAGAGATGAACCGAAATATCTTTTTAATCTCGCATAGAGATGAATTGGCTAGTCGAGTCAACAACGTACTCATGGTTGTCAAGCAAAATGGATTTACCATGCTTGACACAGATACACAAGTAAACGAAATAAACTAAGGAGACATTATGTCAAATCACGAAACACTACTAGAGCAGTTTGAAATTTACAAAGCCGAGAACGAAAAGTTTGCCGGTAAAGGTGTTAAGGCCGCTGCCGCTCGTGCTCGCAAAGCACTACAAGAAATGAGCAAAGCTATCAAAGAGCGCCGTAAAGAGATTACTGCTGAAAAAGAAGCTTTGACAACTCCAAAATAATATGACATGGTACTATCAAGGTACCATTGTCAGTGAACTGCCTGAAGATTGTGTTGGTTTTGTTTATTTGATTACAAACAAAACCAACAATCGGAAGTATGTTGGTAAGAAATTAGCAAAGTTCTCTAAGACTACCTACAAAGTTGTCAAACAAAAGAACGGTGTTAAGAAAAAGAAGAAGATTCGCAGTAAAATTGACAGCGACTGGTTGACCTACTTTGGTTCTAGTCCCGAGTTAAGCAAAGATGTAGAATTATTAGGTGAAGATAACTTCTCTAGAGAAATTTTACACTACTGCCGATCTAAATCTGCTTGTTCTTACCTAGAAGCTAAAGAACAATTTGATAGAAAAGTACTTGAAACAATGGATTATTATAACGGACACATACAGGTTCGTGTACATGGCTCACATATACTAAACAAACTATAATCGGGTTTTAACCCACTTGGCTCCCTATATAACTACATATCTATTACATACTCATCCTGGCTAATACACTACGCAACGTAGAACTCACAGCATTTTTGCATCTCTATTAGCAAACTCACAACGACAAGATCACTACTGATAGGCTTGTGTCGCCGATATACTTAGACACCCATAAAACCAGGCACTAGGGTTGCGCTGGGGAAGGAAATTCTGTGCAGTAGCAGAGACTAACGCCCACTATCCTTCACAGGACGAAGTTCGATTGCTTGAAAAGAACTGGGATTAGTATAGTAAAGCTAAAATGAGTAGGCTCTGGTGAACTATTACAACCTACATACTGCAAAAGCGATTTTAACTGGGCCTTGCAGTAGCGTCATATAAGATGAGCGTAAAAGGGTACAGCGTGACCGCCCTAACTTTAACGAGTTGCTTTAGTTAAATGTGGCTTGGACTTCGGTGTCAAGTTTTTTATCTTAGCCGGTAAAACGGCTAAGTGTGACTGAATCATCAGTGTCAAGTAATCAAAATGTTAATCACTTGTATCTACTCTACTTTATCGTGTTAACTAAAAAAAATTGTAGTCTAAAAATAAACTGAATGAGCAAGAGCGATAGCGATGCGAAATTCAAGAGCGAAGTATTCGCTCTACCGAATATGATAAATGACTAGAAACGACTACGAGCGAATCCCTTTTTACCATACATTGCTTCTGTACGTTCTTTGATGACTTCGCTGAGTACTTCGCGTTCGAGAAACGTCATCCACCAGACACTTTCTGGATCTATGCCTCCCCAAACACCTAATGTTGTAACTTCTTTTACCAGGGCTCTTGCCTCGTTTTCTATACCTTCGATAAAGCGTCTAATGCCTTTACCGTCGGTACCGAGCATCAAGAGCCTACGCCGAAAAAACTTGTTGGATCAAACAACATGTCTGATTTATATGTTTCTCCACAATGCTCGCACTTAACTTCCACATTACGAGTAATGCCGTAGTCGCCAAAACGTTTTAGTTCTGCGTCTAGTCGTTCGTTTGTAGAACGATCTAAGTTCTTAACCCAATCTAAGATGTGTGCTGGATTAGTTACTTCATTGCCATCTGGTAGTGTTACGCTCAGGATACTTTGTGCTAAGATATCTTGGCTTAGCGTTACTAAGTCGTTGTAGCCTTTGTTAGCAATTTCAGCTTTCTGATCAACTGTGATGTTTTCGTTATTTTCTGCGGCTTGTAGTTGACGCATTGTAACAAACTGAATACGAAGTAATTTACTTTGTGCATCTAAAGTATATGGCTTTAACATAACTCTAATACCGTTTGCTAGCGTTACATCGCCAATGCTTTCGGGTACAGATTTTAGTGTGCCAAGGATGCTACCCAAGCCAACTGTAATGCGTTGACTTCTGCCATTTGCTTGTTCGCAGTTGTGATTAACATCAAGTTCCATGTCATCGCCATAGCTGGCCATACGCATTGCTACTAGGATAGCGTCAATGTCTGGAGCAGGAATTTCACTTACGTTTACAATATCAGGGCATACACTTGCTAAAACTTGCTTTAGTGCTTCACCGTTTAGTAATCCGTCTGGATTCTTAAGAGCAAGTTCATCTTTGGCTGTCATTGGGTAAACAGCCAGTTCGTTTGTATCTGACATCTTAGGAGGACTCTTATAAAAACGGCCTCCAGATGGCAACTCAATATGAGTACCAGGTCTGCGGTAATATTGGGCCAAGGGGTTTGGCGCAGGTGCCTTAAATGGCTTTTTTAGTGGGTTTGAATTATCCATGTACTTAATCCTTAACGGTAAATAGGTTCATAGGCCTATTATTGCATAACATTACTTATGTGGTATTTTAATGGCAAAAGGACCGTATTACCATAATGGATGACGCACAACTAGAACGGCTGATGGCCAAACTCAACGACTTAACCAGTGCTCTTGGTAGAAGCGCAGGTGGCCAAACGGGCGGAGTTAATCAGCCAAATCGTCCAGCAAACAATGCCAGTGGTGGGAATAATAAACCAAAAGCAAGTCCAGCAGAATCATTGCTTGACCGACGAATGCGGGAACTGGAAAAACAAGCCAAGAGACAAGGTGGCATTAGCGAAAGCGCTCGAAAAGAATTAGAAGAATGGCAAAAATCACAAAAGAAAGTTAATGAAACTTTAGAAAAATCTGATGACAGCTACAACAGCGTTAACAGACAACTAAAGAACTTTGGCAGAGGAATTCTCACTGGTGAAGGCAACTTATCCAGCGCAATGAACAATTTAAGCAGTGGCTTAAATGGCAATAGCACATTAATGGGTAAAGCTCTTGGCGGTATGGCTGCTGGTTTTGGCTTCACACTAGGTGTACTAGAAAACTTTGCGGCAAGTGCCAGAGACATGGGTGCATTTGCTGACCTTGGTGCATTTAAAGTTGGATCAGTTAAACAGGCCAAGTTAATGTCAGGTTTAGGCGATAGCTTTATTAAAGTTATTGCTGATAGCCAAGGTGGCTTTAAAGCATTTGGTAGTAGTAGTCAGAAAGCCACAGAAAATTTAAGTGATTTAGCACGTGGTCTACGCTTGGGTTCATATTCAATTAATAGTAGTTTACAAAAAGCATTGGGCCCTGAGTACGTTAAGAAGATGAACAAAGCGGCCGCATCAACAGCGGCAATGGGGTTGAGCCAAGAAGATCAAGCAAGCTTGATGGGCACACTAAGTTCTACAATTGCATTGACAGCTAAAAACGAAGTTGATGCTCAACAGAAACTTGTTAAACAGTATTCAGAAACAGTGGATTCAGCACGTACACTAAGCAACACATTTGGTACAAGTGCTAAAGAAATCTTAAAGAGTATTGAAAACTTTAAGAAGAGTACATCTGGACAAGCCGCAGAACTGCAAGGTGTAGCAGGCGCCGCAGATATTAAACAAGCTTTACAAGCCGCAGGTGTAAGCAATAACGAAGAAGACTTAAACAGAATGGCCTTGTTGATGGCCAAGGGTCAAACAGGAGCCGCTTCAACTTATGCTTCGCCTGAAGCTATGGCAAACTTCCAAGCAGTTGCCGCGGCAACTGAATCAGCAAGATCCAAAGAAGGCGGCCTAGGTAAAACAGAAAATCTTGCACAGGGCATGTTGGGTCAGCGTAGTACATTTGAAGAAATTGGACGTCAACGTGGTGACTTAGGTGCAAAAGGTACAGAAGGATTATTTGACACAGGTATAGCAGCCGCAACACTTGCAAAGAAATTAGAGTTACAATCTAAAGCCGCTGCCGGCGATGAAACTGCCAAGAAAGAATTAGCCAAAGGCATGGGCACAACAACAGAAGCTGGCAATATCCAAGCAATGGATCAGCTAACTGGCGCCTTGAATAGCTTACGTAATGTTATTCTAGGCTTAATGGCTGGCATTGTTGGCTTAACTGGCGCATTTGGTGCGTTAGCATTAGGTGGCGGTGTTGGTGCATTAATGGGTGGCGGCAAAGGTTTAATCAGCGGATTAGGTGATGTAATTGGCGGTGCTTTAGGCAAAGCCGGAGGATTGTTAGGTAAGATTCCGGGAATAGACAAGTTAGGCGGAATGCTTGGCAAAGCTGGTGGCGGGGCTACTAGTAGTGCCGCTGGCGGTGTAATGGACAAGCTAAGTGGCGCAGCCGGTAAAGGCATGGAAGGCTTTGGCGAAATGCTAGGCAAGCTAGGTGAAAGTAAAACTGTCAAAGGCGCAGGAACACTAGCATTGTTAGGTGGTGCGCTAGCATTGGCCGCTGTTGGTTTTAAAACATTCAATGATGTGAAGTGGGAAGGCTTGCTAAAAGGCACAGTTGCTTTAGGTGGATTAATTATAATGGCACGTGGTATAGGCGAAGCTAGCACAAGTATGTTAAAAGGTGCGGCTGCTATTGCTATACTTGGTGGATCATTGTTAATATCTGCTATTGGATTTAAAACGTTTAACGAAGTAAAGTGGGAAAGTTTAATTAAAGGCGCCGCCGCAATAACAATATTAGGTGTAGCCGCACAATTTTTGGGCGGAATGACAGCAAGTATATTAATGGGTGCTCTTGGTATAGCCGCATTAGGCGCTTCTATGTGGATAGCCGGTAAAGGATTTGCAAGCTTCAATGAAGTTGATTGGGGTAGCGTAGTTAAAGGTACATTAGCACTGACAGTATTAGGCACCGCGGCAGTATTACTAGGTGGACTTTCAGTTGGTATTCTACTTGGTGCCGCTGCCATAGCCGCATTAGGCGCTTCTATGTGGATAGCCGGTAAAGGATTTGCAACTTTTAACGAAGTTGATTGGGGAAGTGTAGTTAAAGGTACATTAGCACTTGGAGTACTTGCTGGTGCCGCAGTTTTACTTGGTACATTCATTGTGCCTATATTAGCAGGTGCCGGTGCCATTGCTGTATTAGGTGCATCACTTGCTGTATTTGGATTAGGTGCCATGGTTGCTGCCAAAGCTTCACAAATGTTTTCAGAGGCAATAGTAAACATTGGCAGTATTGACGGTGGCAACTTGATTGCCATTGGTGCCGGCTTAGCCGCAATTGGTGCCGGCATGATATTGTTTACTGCTGGTATGCTTGTTGGCACAGCTGGTAGTGTTATAACAGGCATTATGAGTTTGTTTGGTGCAAAGAGTCCTTTAGAAAGTATTATGAAATTTGTCCCTTATGCTGATGCAATTAGCAAAGTAGGTGAAGGCATTAAAGCATTTGGTGAAGGTGTGTTGGCAATTTCAAATAACATAGTAAATGTTGACTCAGATGCACTTGGCAATTTTAAAGATCAAATGTTGGAGTTTGCAAAAGCAGGTTCAAGTGATGAGATGCGAATTACTGCTGAAAACTTAACAAATATTGGTTCAGCCATTGCACAAATTGCACAAGCCGGTGATATAAAACTTCCTAATTTAAGCGATATAAGCGCCGGCGCTTCGAGCATCAGTGGAGCCAATGGTGTAAATGGTGCAGAAAATACATCAATGGTTACTCCAGAAGTTATTGAACAGGTTATGTCCTATCTATCTGGAATTGGAAATGATTTGTCTGCAATTAGATCAAACACAAAGAGTGGTGGCGTTGACGCACCGGTTAGACTGGGTTAATAGTACAAGGTAAGTAATGATATGAGCTGGAGAAAACATTTTAAAATTTGGGACGCAGAAGCCGAACAAACTAACAGTGGACCAAAAGGTGGTGGCGCAAACCTATCATCAAAGTTTTCAAGTTGGTTACAAGACGTCTACACTGGGCAACCAAACCGAGTTGAACGATATGTTCAATACGACAACATGGACATGGACAGTGAAGTCAATGCGGCATTAGATACTATTGCTGAATTTTGTACACAAGCTGACGAAGATACCAACCTTCCGTTTATAGTAAAATGGAAAGAAGATCCAACTGAAAGCGAAAGCAAAATTGTTACAGAGACACTGAAAAAGTGGTGTGCTATTAACAAGATGGATCAGCGTATCTTCCGCACATTCCGTAATGCTATCAAGTATGGTGATCATTTCTTCTTACGTGATCCAGAAACATTTGAACTATATTATGTTAATCCAACAGATGTAAAACGTGCTGTAATTAACGAAGCAGAAGGTCGTGCAATTGAACAGTATGTTTTAACAAACGTACATGCTAACTTAGGTGCCAAAGTTGCAACTCATCCAATTGATAATGTTAACACACTGGCCAACTCAAACGTAACAGCAGCCGCTGGCCCATATTCGATTCCAAGTGGATATGCTAAATCAGCGCAAGACAGCGGTGAAATTGCCATTGATGGTGAACATGTATTGCACATCAGCTTAAACGAAGGCTTAGATGCGGCTTGGCCATTTGGTCAAAGTATTTTAGATAGCGTATTCAAAATTTACAAGCAAAAAGAAATGCTTGAAGATGCTATTATTATCTATCGTGTACAACGTGCGCCAGAACGCCGTGTATTCTATATTGATACAGGTAACTTGCCAAGTCACCAAGCTATGGCATTCGTTGAACGTGTTAAAAACGAAATTCACCAAAGACGTATTCCAACTCGCAGTGGCGGCGCCAGTGTTATGGATGCTAGTTACAACCCGTTAAGTATTATGGAAGATTTCTTCTTTGCTCAAACAGCAGACGGTCGTGGCAGTAAAGTTGAAGTATTACCAGGCGGTCAAAACTTGGGTGAAATTGATGACTTAAAGTTCTTTACCAATAAGTTGTTCCGTGGTTTGCGTATTCCTAGTAGCTACTTGCCTACAGGTCCAGATGATACAGCAGTACAATTTACAGACGGACGCATGGGCACCGCTCTTATTCAGGAATTCCGCTTTAACCGCTATTGCAGACGTTTGCAAGGGCTAGTTGCTCCATATCTTGATAAAGAATTCAAGACTTTCATGAAGCATAGAGGCGTTAATATTGACAGTTCTAGCTTTGATTTGGACATGCTAGAGCCCCAGAATTTCAGCGGATATCGTGAAATTGAGATCAATAATGCCCGAGCCGCAGTATTCACGCAACTTGCTGAAATTCCATATCTTGCTCATAGATTTAAGCTACAAAAGTTCTTGGGCTTAACTGATGACGAAATCTTAGAAAATGAGCGCCAGTGGCGAGAAGAAAATGCTGATGCAGACGATCAGGGTAACGAAGAGTCGACAGACTTTAGCGCAACTGGTCTAAGTGGACCAAGTGATGCTGACTTGGATCTAAGCGGTGGTTTAGATTTAGGTCCAGCTGAAGGCGAAGCAGGCGCTGAAGGAGCACCAGAAGTAGGCGCTCCAGGAGCCGCCGCACCACCAGGTGGCGCCGCACCAGCCGCATAAACTTGAATAACGGTAAATAATGTTATGAGATTTAATGACTTGACTTTGTTACAAAACGAAATCGAAGAAGAAGTAGACCCAGATGTTGCCTTCTTTGGTGACCTACGTAGGAAACGTCTAAGTCTAGAGCACGTAAACAAATTAAGAAAGCTTAAGGATTTGCGTGAATATGAATCTAAACAGCGATTAAAACTTGTCAAACAGATGTACGCTAGACCCCCGGCGGCCTAACTTATCTTCTTATCAATCTAAAGAAAAACTCCGTTTTTTCTGCCATTTCTCCTTCTTTTGACTACGCCTTCTGTAAGTAGTTATTGGTAAAGCACGTTAATACGTGCGCCCCTTAGCGCAAGGAGAATATAAATGACAAAAACAGTACTAGAGCAAGCGTTGGACCATCTTCTTAACAAAGAAGAAAGCAAAGCCGCCGCATTGTTACATGATTACTATGTTGGTGTTGGCCGTCAAGTCTATGAAGACATTATGGCTGACGATATCGCTTTCGAAGACGAAGCCGAAATGGCCGCCAATGCTGTTGAAGAAGTTGAAGCTGATTTAACAGAAGAAGGTGAAGATGATGAGTTTGCTCCAGAAATGGGCGACGAAGAAGAAGCCACAGGCGACTTAGACGCTGAAATGGGTGGCGAAGAAGCCGCTCCAGTTGATGCAGATGCCGCTGATGTTGCTGACGCTATGATGGATGTTGAGTCCGCATTAGCTAAACTAAAAGCAGAATTTGAAGAAATGGTTGGTGGTGAAGAAGTTGAAGCCGCCGGCGAAGAAGGTGAGATGGACGCCGAAATGGGCGAAATGCCACCAGAAGATGAAGAATCACGTATTGGTGAAGCTTTAGAACTACAAAAAGTTTCTTTAGATGCCAACACAGAAGGTAGCCCAGCAGGTGCTGGTTCTGGCGCAAACAGCGTTACAGGTGCTACAAACACAACAAGCCCAGTTGCTAAACGTAACCCAATGATGGCCCGTCCATCTACACAGTTTGGTGGTAGCACAAGCGGTGAAGGCACAGCTAGTGGTACAACACCAGCTAAGGCTCCTAAGTCACAAGACATGGGCGGCACAACAAAGCCAGCAGTAAGTAAAGTTGCTAGACCAGGTACAGCACCAGGTCGCGAAGGCGGCTCTAGCTCAAACGTATTACCTCGAGGTTAAGCCATGCAGAACCTACAGCCACTACGTGAAAATTTAAGTTTTGATCAAGCACAAATGGTTCTTGAAACTAAAGACACAGCCAGTGGCGGTAAGGATCTCTACATGAAAGGCGTTTTCATCCAGGGAGGTGTACGTAATCACAATCAACGTGTATACCCTGTAAATGAAATCACTAATGCTGTAGAGAGCATTCGTAAACGATTAGATAGTGGCTTCTCTGTTCTAGGAGAAGCAGACCACCCAGACGATCTACAAGTAAACATTGACCGAGTAAGTCATATGGTTACTGAGATGTGGATGGATGGCCCAAATGGTTATGGTAAGTTAAAGCTTATCCCTACGCCAATGGGAAACATTATCAAAACATTACTTGAAAGTGGTGTTAAATTAGGTGTTAGCAGTCGTGGATCCGGCAATGTTACTGAATCAGGTAACGTGTCGGATTTTGAAATTGTAACTGTTGACGTTGTAGCACAACCAAGTGCTCCAGAAGCCTACCCAACACCGATTTATGAAAGAGTGATGGGAAGTCGTAGACGTGCCGCTCTAATGGATGTGGCCTATGCGGCGACCTACGATAGGTCCGCACAAAAACACCTTGAGTCTGAGGTGTCTAGATTCATATCGAATCTAAAGAAAGTCTGAGGAAAAAACAATGAGTAAATTTACAGAAATGTTAGGCGGCGCTGTTTTATCCGAAGAGGTGCGTGAGAATATCAACGCCGCTTGGGAAAAACACTTGTCTGAAAGCCGTGAGGAAGTCACAGCAGAATTACGTGAAGAATTTGCTTCACGTTATGAACACGATAAAGGTCAGCTAATTGAAGCTATGGATAAGCTAATGCAAGATACAATCTCTGCAGGTGCGTCCGACTTAAAATCATTGCGTGAAAGCGCATTAGCACAGCGTACAAAGTATGCCGCTAAAATTAAAGAAGATACAGCATTATTACAAAAGCTAGTTTTAGAAACTCTGTCAAAAGAAGTTGCTGAACTACGTAATGATCGCGCCGCTTCTAAAGCCGCTATTGCTCAACTTGAAGAGTTTGCTTTACGTAAACTAACAGGTGAGTTAAGCGAATTGCATGAAGATCACAAGAGCCTAGTAAACGCTCGCGTTAAACTAGTTGCTGAAGGTCGTAAAGCAATTGAAGAAGCCAAGAGTGCATTTGTTAAGAAAGCCAGCGAAAAAGTTAACACTATTGTTGCTGAAACTTTCAAGAAAGAAATCACTCAGCTTAAAACAGATATTCGTGAAGCAAAAGAAAACAACTTTGGTCGCAAGATCATGGAAGCTTTTGCCGCAGAATTTATGGCATCTAAGTTTGCAGACGGTACAGCCGTAAGCCAACTTAACAAATCAATTATTGAAATCCAAGGTCAATTAAAAGAGGCTAATACAAAACTAACACAAAAAGAACAACAAATTAGCGAGTCGCTTCGTCGTCAGCGCATTGCGGAAGATCAAGCACAGCGAGTTCGCGTAATGCAAGATTTGTGTGCCCCGTTGTCAAAAGACAAACGTGGTATCATGGAAGAGTTACTTGAAAGCACAGATACATCTAAGCTAAAAGATCAATTCCAGAAATTCTTGCCATCTGTCCTAAACGAAGAAGTTCGTCGTGAGAAGAAACAATTAGTTGAAGGACAACAATCGCAGAAGACTGTGATTACTGGTAACAAATCTCAAGTTGAGATCGTTGCCGCCCCAGCCGAAGCTGACGAAACTATTCGTCAACTACGTAAACTCGCTGGTATTTAAAGATTAAATTAGGAGACAATTATGTCACAAGCTCTATTTGAAGCTAAAAATTGGTCTGCTACTAAAGAAGCTTTAGTAGAAGGTCTAACTGGTCAACGTAAGACCACAATGGAAGTTGTTCTAGAGAACACTAAAAAGTATTTGACAGAAACAGCTACAACTGGCGCAACTGCTAGTGGTAACGTTGCTGTTCTAAACAAGGTTATTCTACCAGTTATTCGTCGCGTTATGCCAACAACAATCGCTAACGAATTAGTTGGTGTTCAACCAATGCAAGGTCCAGTTTCTCAGATCCACACTTTACGTGTTCGTTATGCAGAAGCTATGGCTGAGAAGACAGGCGGCGCCGCAGGTGACGTTATCGGTGGTGCAGTAAGTGCTAACGATGAAGCCCTAAGCCCATTCAAGATCGCTCAACAATATTCTGGTTCTGCCGCTGGTACAGGCGCCGCAACAAGCGCACTTGAAGGCGTTGGTGGTAAGAAGATGAACATCCAGATCTTGAAAGAGACTGTTGAAGCTAAGAGCCGTAAGTTAAGTGCTCGTTGGACATTTGAAGCTGCTCAAGACGCACAAGCCATCCACGGTGTTGACGTTGAAGCAGAAATCATGGCCGCTCTAGCACAAGAAATCACAGCTGAAATTGACCAAGAAGTTATTGGCTCTTTGATCAACTTAGCTGGTAGCGCATATGGTACATACGACCAAGCCGCTGTATCTGGTACAGCTAACTTCGTTGGTGACCAACACGCCGCTCTTGCAGTATTAGTAAACCGTGCCGCTAACGACATTGCTAGCCGTACACGTCGTGGTGCTGGTAACTACATTGTAGTTTCTCCAACAGCATTGACAATTCTACAATCTGCTACAACATCTGCTTTCGCTCGTACAACAGAAGGTACATTCGAAGCTCCAACAAACACCAAGTTCGTTGGTACATTGAACAGTTCAGTTCGTGTATACGTTAACCACTACGCAGGCGATGCGGCTCCGATCCTAATCGGTTACAAAGGTGCTAACGAAATGGATGCTCCAGCATTCTATTGCCCATACATCCCATTGATGAGTTCTGGTGTTATTCTTGACCCAGCTACATTCGAACCAACTGTCAGCTTCATGACACGTTATGGTTATGTTGAACTAAGCAACAGCGCATCTTCTTTAGGTAACGCTGCCGACTACGTTAACACAATCGCTATTGACGCTGGTAACCTAAGCTTCATCTAATCCTTAATAAGGTTAGTAGAAACTATAAAAGGGCTCTTAGGAGCCCTTTTCTAATGGGTAAGTATAGTATGTTTACAGATATGAAAGTTAGATTGGATAGAGCAAAAATCTGCCAAGGATGCGAATACTATCGTCGTAGTACTAGGCAATGCACTGAATGTGGATGTTTGGTTAATTTTAAAGTTATGATAGCAGATACTGAATGCCCGAAAGGTAAATGGGGCAAGGTTACAGAAGGTACAGATATGTTTGCTGAAATAGCTAATCAAGCTCAAAAGATATTCTTTAACAAAGAAGCAGGACCAAAAAACTAAGCCTCTGGTAAATAACCGTAAGGAGGCCAAATATGCCAAAATTAGACGATTATGACGACAGCGGAGCATTCAACGCATTAAGTCCACGAGCACAAGTAAACATTGATGCTCGAGTGGCTGCTGGAGGTTGGTCAAGTGCCGACGAAGCAGCCAAAACCAAGGCTGTAGCCGATGCAGCCGCACAAGTAGCAGTTCAAGGTGCTACAAACACATTAGAAACCGACGATAGATTCGGCAATTTTATTAATAGTAAGTGGCGCCCAATGATGGCATTCATTTACATGATTACATGTGCCACAGACTTTGTGCTCTTCCCAGTATTGTGGAGTGTATTACAAGCAGTACAAGGTGGTCAGGTTACAAGTCAATGGAGTCCATTGACATTACAAGGTGCAGGTTTATACCATATTGCTATGGGTGCTGTACTAGGTTTAGCGGCTTATGGTCGTAGCCAAGAGAAAATTGCTGGTAAGTCATAATGTCAATTAACACGAATCACTCGCAGGAATCGCTTACACCAGAATCTGGTGTGCTTACAATTGAAGGTACAGGTGCCCTAAAACTTCCTGCTGGTGGCTCGTCAGACCGCCCGTCAATTAATGTCGGAGGCTATATTAGATTTGCAACAAACAACACAACCACAGAATATTTTGATGGTGCTAATTGGCAAACACTTACGTCTAAAGAATATGTTGATAATGAACTTAATAACATTACCTTAGACAAGTTAGTTGATGTACAAAGTGCTACACCAACAGATGGCCAGGTTATCTCTTATGATGCTAACCTTGGACAATTCAGAACACAGACACAAGCATTAACTGTTATAACAAGATTGTTTTCAGGTACAGGTACAGCATTTGATTTTGATATCATTACAAGTGTTGGAAGTGTACAAAATTTAGTAGTAAGTGTTGATGGTATTCAACAAGAACCGTTTTACAGCTATACATTAGTTGATGGTCATATTGTTAACTTTGATGAAGCGCCGGAAGCCGGTGCACGTATCCAAGTTAAAATCTTAAAGAGTACTACTTCAACAGACAGAGCAAGACCTAGAGTTACTGGCGTAAGCTATAGCACTATTGGTCCTTATACAACAATTTCTATTGTAGCAACAGACATTACATATGGTACTGGTGCTAGAATCGGTAATCAAGAAATCACACGCATTGATTACCCAACAGTCAATACCATGCAACTCATGGTAGAGACAAGTCAGGTCAATGGAGCCTTCTGGAATACTCCACAAGACTTGACACTAGTAGATACTAGCGGAAATGAATTTGTATTTCCACAACTAATAAACTATGGCATGTCTAAGCCTTACTGGACAAATTCAAATTCCTATATCGGAACTTTTTCACCCGGAGACACTATTAATTTTACACTTGGAGTAAATAATGCTACAAGTATTACAATTGATCCTGCTTATGCAGGTGAATCCGCAATTGGATGGTTATCCATCAGTAATGGACATATTGTAGGAACTGCTCCTAATAACAGCACTCCTAGTCGATATCAAATTACTGTCACTGCTAGCAACGGAAGCGTTAACATAACGGGAAACTTCTGGCTGTTAGTTATTTGATTATTCTCTATGTTGGTCTGACACCATACTTAAAATGTCAATAAGGCTTCACTAGAAGTCTAAACAAGGGAAAAAATAAAATGCCTTTAATTAAAGCAAGGTCAAGTTCGATTATCAATGACATCGACTTGCGCGGTACCCCAACTAGCCCAACAGCTAGTAAAGGTGCCAACACTACACAAATCGCTTCTACCAGTTTCGTTACTGGCGCAGTTAGCGATTTGATTAACTCGTCTCCTGCTGTTTTAGATACACTATCTGAACTAGCGGCAGCGATTAACAATGACGACAGTTTTGCAACCACAGTTGCCAATTCTATCGCAACAAAAGTTGCCTTAGCTGGCGACACAATGACTGGATTCTTGACTCTTCATGCAGATCCATCAAGCTTGATGCATGCCGCAACAAAGCAGTACGTTGACAGCGAAATCAACTCACAGATGATCTATAGTACAGATGATGTTCCAGAAGGTTCATTAAATCTATACTACACAGACGCTCGCGTTCGTGGTGCATTTACTTTACAAAGTGACAACACTTCTGTACTAGATTATGATAATGCCACTGGTGTATTGTCATACAATCATCCACTAAGCGATGGTATCTTAGAAGGTACAACAAACTTGTACTATACAGATACTCGTGTACGTAATGCTATCAGTTTAACATCTGACGATAACCAAATTCTTGGTTATGGCACATCTACCGGTACGTTTACATTTACAACACCCAACACTGACAAGATTGTTGAAGGTGCAACAAACTTGTACTTTACAACAGCTCGTGCTCGTAACTCTGTAAACAACGGTGCTAACATTGATTATGATCCAGCAACTGGTACAATCAGCACACAAGCCGCGGTTTGGAGTGTTAACACCCAAACTGGTGATGTTGTATTGGACACAGATGATATTACTGAAGGTAGCACTAATTTGTATTTTACAAATGGTAGAGCCGCAGGTGCTATTAGCTTAACAACAGATAACAGTAATATTTTATCTTATGTTAGTGGTACAGGTGCGTTTACATTTGTAACACCAGATACAGATGCAATCAGTGAAGGTAGTACAAACTTGTACTATACTGATACTCGTGCTCGTTTAGCAATTAGCGACAACTCTAACTGGTCTAATGTAAGTTATGACAATTCTACTGGTGTTATCA